ACGAGTGAGGCATCCCTGATGGCTACCCAATCACTGCAGAGTTCGACAGCGACGGGCACGGATTTGACTTCAGTAACCTCCCACTGTTCCAGCTTCAACTCTATGAGGAACTGGTCAAGTGGAGATATCCCGAAAGCTCGTTCGAAGGCCAGCCGAGCTTCAATTGTGATTGGCTCAGCTTTAGCTTGGAGTATTTTCTCTGTGGATCCTACTTCATGGATAGCACGCATCATAACACCATGATCGACGTCTATCCTCTTTTGCCTCTCCCCTCGTCCATTTCGGATGAGGGCTTCAGCGTAGGATTGGAGTATGGGTACTCCTGGGTTACAAGCCAGCTCGCACTTCCCGACGGAAGTCATCATCGGTCTGACCAACTTAGGGTCATTCCAATGTTTAACTCCCGACGTTCCGTGTGACAAGACCTTGACCCAATTGCGTACCATCCTGTTTCCGACGATCTTGCTTTGGCAAAATACGACGTCCTCGGGATGGTATGCCTTGTTCTCCAGCTTAATGTTCATACCAAATTCTTCAAAATATTTGGATATGTTACCTTCAAATTTTGCCTCGTCCCACTTCTCTATGAACATGAGACAGTCATCTCCGTCATCAACAACCAAAGGTTCGACTCCTAATCTCTTAGATACTGCCATCAACATTGCATACATGAGGACGCAATTGCCAATGGCCGTGTTCATGTCCCCTGACATCCTACCACCGGTGGCTTGATACAAGACACCTGAAGTGGTGCGGCACTTGTTCTTAGATTGCCAGTTGCAAAGTTGGGCCAGAAGTGCATCACCCTGGAATACCTCCTTGTAGAACCTGTGCTCCTCATTGAGGAGCATAGGTGACACATGTTTGTCGAAACGGGAGGCATCCAAAGAGAAACACACAGGGTTAGACAGAACCTCAAACTTTTTGAGAATGAGGTCTGCCTTCGCCGTGGCATTGAGTCCCTTTGCAAAAATGCGGAGGCCATGACGATCTACCACACGGTACACGGCCCTCTCGAGGGGGTGCATGTATTGTGCCATGTGGAGATTGAATCTGGG